CACGAGCTTGGATAGGATTTTCACCCTGGTCCAATCGCTTTATCAGCGATAAACAAACACCTCATATGAGGGTTGTATGCGAGACAATTATGATAGGCCACAATTAGGGGTTGCTAATGTTACGACGAAAAACGAATGTTTGGGTCAAACCACGACGGTCACGAGTATGGCGTATGTTGCGCACGAATACAAATACGGTAGTTCGGGAGTTAACCCGAATTGGCCGTACGGTGTTCAAGAGCCTCAGCCATGTGATATCGGTTTTGGTAGATCCACAGTCACCTTCGGTCAAACGAAAAGCGCTCCTTCTCTTTGTGGTTATGATTGGATCGATGGCAAACTTGAACCCAAGTACGGTACAACTGCTATTGCAGATTATAGTACAGGATTCACCAGAGCGAGCCAATATCATACAACAATAGTCGATCAGCAATTGGTCGACGAATGTGTACGCGAGTTCTACCTTGAGGTAGCAGATCTTAAAGTTAACCTGGCCGCCTCGTTAGCACAGTACAATCAAACGATTGATATGGTAGCTAACAGAACGAACCAGCTGGCCCATGCTGCGAAGCAACTTAAGCGCGGCAACTTCTACGGTGTCTGTGACACTTTAGGGATTAAGAGACGTTCCGATTTACCTGGGACGTTTTCGAAATCGTGGCTAGAACTTACTTATGGATGGAAACCCCTCCTCAGTGATATCCATGGGGCCTTACGGCTCGTCGGAGATCGACCTTTGAGGCGGTTCGTGGAAGTCCGTAAGCGATCGTCCAGTTCAGTAGATTTATTAGGCGATAACGGTGATTTTCCTCATACTGGAACTTGTTCCATTACTGATTCGGTCACTAGCAAAGCCTTGATTACTGTTACGGATAATAACTTGCAGACGTTACAACAAGCGGGCATAACAAACCCGGCTCTGTTGGCGTGGGAGCTTCTACCTTGGAGTTTTGTCGTCGACTGGATTTATCCTATCGGCGATTGGTTACAAGCCCGGACAGCAATGCAAGGCGTCACTGTTTCGCAGTACTCTCTAACGAGAACACGCGAGATAACCGTTCAAGCAGACCTTACGGCGCCGCTTTCTATTAAGCCGGCTCGATTTAATGGGTATGAAAAGCGGAAGCAACGTTCAACTGTTCTTCCACCTCTTCCATCCCCAACTATCCAAGTACCATCAACCAGTCTTACTCGGTTGACTACAGCTACCGCACTTCTCGCTCAAGTTTTCTCGAGCGATTTAAAGAAGTTGTTAAAATAACCTCCACTTATTAAGGAGACATTATTATGTCCCAAATTGGTAATATCGTCGTAAATGACGCCCAAGCTGCGCCTGTTGCACATATCTTTACGCCCCAAAATGCCCAAATGGGTACTTCAGAGCCGGCTCTTTTATTGAACCGCGCTTCAGGTATCTATGCAGGCTTCGAACGGTTAACCGTCCTTGTGCGCCGCTCCGAGTCTAACAAAGCCACTAAGGTTATGATAAAGCTCGTTAAACCAACGCTCGCCGTGACCTCTCCCAATACTGCGTCGGGTATTCAACCCCAACCAACAGTGGGATATACTTGTTTAGCTGAGGTAAGCTTCACTTTCCCGGATTCCTCAACGCTCGCAGAGCGTGCGGATATGCGTCAACTTATGTATAATTTGTTGAACCCGAGTTCGCCTTTAATTAAATCGGCGATTGAAGATTTCTCACCTCTCTATTAACGGCTTAGCCGGCAGGTAAAGAACATGAAAATACATGAGTATTCTCAAGTCAGAAGTTTAACTCTGACAAGGTCATTTGTCCAGAAAGTTCTATCGGGGATTAATACTCCTCTATCTCTAGCAATGTGGATGATCTACGAAAGTGGAGACTTTGCAGCGCTCTCGGAGGTTAGGTTTAACCCTGACTTCTATTTTGATATAGACATTCTGGGTTTGCAGCGTAATTGCCGCGACGACTATCAAGCTTACAATTTGTTCCGTAAGCTAGACGGTTTAGTTCCTTCTGATTTACTAGAAGGACCGACTAAAGCGAAATACGCTAAGGCTGAAGCCGCTTGCCAACGTACCAATCTAGAATTTTCCTTATACGAGCGTCAGAAGATTTCTTTCCCTTCTGAGGTTGGTGAGGTATTGTACCTTGCTCAACAAAAAATAGCTAGTATATTAGGTCGTTCACGGATATGGGACAATGACGGCGGTTTCGGCCCAGGGGCTACTAAGTCTTGCAAAGGTTATAAAGCACATCTGCTCTATAAACTGAGCTCTAACCCGTCCTGTTCAACTCGCTTAAGACCTTACCTGGCTCGATATCTATCAAAATGCCCTACATATGTAGAGAGTATTATAGCTCAGCCAGTAGAAGGCCCTTGTTCCCCGTACATGCAGTCTTTTTCAGATGCGTGTAAACTGATATTTGTACCCAAAGATATCAAATCTTTGAGACCCATCTCGATCGAGGACACTGGTAGTTTATTTTATCAGAAACTCCTTGGTACGTGGATACGCTCTTGTTTAAGGGCGGAAGGTATGGATTTAGACACTAGGCAACCAGTTAATGGTCGTCTAGCACGGGAAGGTTCAATTTCCGGTCGTTTCGCAACGATCGACTTTGAAAGCGCATCAGATACTATTAGCAAAAAGCTCGTGGAGTACTTACTACCTACGTATGCATATCGGCAGTTAAACGCCGCTAGATCGACTCATGTCGAATACGAAGGAAAAAGTTTTTGCCTGTCGAAATTTTCATCGATGGGCAATGGCTTCACATTTGAGTTAGAAACGCTCATCTTTTACAGTCTCTTAAGTGCTTGTTATGCACATAAGGGCGTATCCTACCACACTAAAGACGATGCTTTATGCAACATTTCAGTGTTCGGGGATGACGTTATCTGTGAAAGCTCTGTTGTTGATCTTTTTACTAAGGTCAGCCGTTTTTGCGGGTTCACTATCAACACAGAGAAAAGTTTTTCATCTGGTTGTTTCCGTGAGTCGTGCGGCTACGATTATTTCAATGGTATCGCTATCAAGCCCTTTCGGGTTCGTAAGCTAATCACTAACGACTTCGTAGCCATAAACACCGCTAATAGACTGCGAGTAGGAACTCTTGCCGGGAAATTTTCCGACAATCGGTTTCGACCCGCATGGCTTGTCTTGATTCGACAGTTGCATGCCTCGTCCTATACATATGGCCCTTTTGACAGTAGTTCTACGTCAATATGGGTCTCTGCGGCAGACCAAGCTTATACTAAGATCCTCAAGTCAAGTAAGTTGAAGATAGCCACCTTTCGGTTACTGAGTCATTCAGTTGACTATCCGGGAGAGTTTGCTATCTATGTATCTTGTTTGTACACTGGCTCAGAACGAAATTTAAACACTCGCGCTGATCCAACACATGTCAAGAAAACACAGATGTGTATAGATCATCTTGATCTGCACATGGGGGCTTGGTTATTATAACTTAGCCTAAATCGCCATATGCTGGCTGGGGG